TAACTCAATTGCCATTATTTAAATCTCTTTACTAATTCTGAATAATCTCTTGTTAATGCCTTTATAGTAGCATCTTGTAACTCATCTCCAGTTGATTCGAATTGAGGAGCACTTTGAGGAACATCTATATCCCTAAAATCCATTGTTTCCCATTCATCCGAATCCACTCTCAATTCGGGCTTAATCATATCTAACACACTGCCAACCGATTGAGCACCCTCTTTACGCTGCTCTGACGTAAATGGTTGTGTCATATTTAATATCTCATTTATCATCGGGTCTTTTGTAAATTCCTTTTTAATTTGAGGTCTTTGTTGAACCGGTGCTACAACTTGCTTTTTAATTGGAGCAGTTTGTACTACCGCCTTCATTTCTCTCAATGATGGAGTTGTTGCTTTTTTTTGTGAGTTTAATGTAACTACGCCAGATTTAATCAACTTTGCCAATTCTTCTTTGACTTGTTGTTTAACTTCACGTTGAACAACTTCTTTGATTAATCCGACTAATAATTTCGAATCCATAATAATTGTTTTTATATAAATATTGAAAGTTAAAATTTAATCAGGTACAATGTACCCCGTCCATGGTAAAACACCCGGAGCCGGTGGTGCAGGTGGTGGATATTGTGCTAATACAACATACAATCCACTAATAGTAGATAAATGTATCTTTGCTGCAGTTACAAATGCATTTAAAAATACATTTGAATCGTTATTTGGTGGTACGGGTATCGGACTCCATGTACCAGGATTAAGTACCGTACCCTGTGTTAATACTATGTTTGCAATTGCTCCCGGAGCAGGTATTAATGGTGGTATTGGTGCCATAGTACCTCCGGCCCAATATGATATTATTGCTGGTCCAATTATATCCAATAGTGTTGTTGCTTTTGACATTTGAGTTTGTCTTAAAAGTCCAATCAACTGAGCCTCCATTGCGGCAGTATTACCCTTTAATAACGGTATAGGATTTATAGTTTCCTTTCCACCCTTTATTGCAATATCATATGATGTGGTAAATGTTTTAGCAAATCCATCAATATTGTTGCCAAACAAATTAGATTGCATGGCGGGTAACAAAGTAGATTTAAATGCACTCCACGACATTATTTAGATAAAAAGTTTGTACTCGATAAGAGTTTGTTTAATTTATTTTTTATTGAAGTAAACGTAGCACGATTAACTGGACCCGTTGCCGATGGTCCAGATGGAGTTAAATATTGTTGTTGGTTTATTGCATCAATTAATTCTTTCATTATTGCGACGAGTTCACCACCCAAAACCATCTTTTGTACATCTGCACCATCATTACCCTCTCCTTTATTTTTTCCTAAATATATTTTACCATTTTCGGAATTTAAAAATATCTGATTATTTCCGGCAGAATGTATTGTTATTTTATTATTGGAATGAACATATACTTCCTTTTCAGCATCTACTGAAAAATTTCCATCGGTTATTATTCCTGTATTTGTTTTTCCATATATTATGAATTCGTATGCTTTCGATGAAAGTAATACTCTATCCGAATTAATGAACACTTGATCCCCATCCAAATCTTTTGAATTTGGATAATTTTTAAATCCTACTTTTTGTTTTTTTATTGTTTCCTTAAAAGGAATTTTTACTTTTCCGGAAGTTATATAAACCGATGAACCATCTTTGTTTATATCTTCCTCAACCAATTCACCTATCTTTTTATTATCAAATTCTGGATTTTGTTTATTCCTAACAAATATAGATGGTGATGATGTTTTTTCATCAGCAGATAAGAAAAATTCAGAAAATCGTATTGTATTACCAACTCTACCGGATACAATTGTATCACCCTCTTTTGGTTTTAAAAATTTTATTTTTTCTTTTATTTCGTAACTCTTCTTTTTTGAATCAGTTTGTGTGGGTTTATTATTAGGTGTTCCAGTTGATTTATTTTCTTTATATTGTTGATTTTTTGATGTATTATCTAAATTTTCAACTTCCTTTTCTTTGGAGGCCTCCGATATTTTATAATCTTCTCTATAGTTTGGATATTGGACATTTGCAAAAGGCATCCAAAAATATTCTCTATTATTTACCAATATAAAAACAGTTTCACCAACAATGGGAAATGTCATATTGTTTTTATCAAATGGGAATGCATAGTTTTCTATTTTGTAAGATGAATCTCTTGCAAATTCTATTGCACCAAGAAATCTTGCATCTTTACCAAAAAAGTTTTTATTATTATTATAATACTTAACAAAATCGTTATTGGTATCTAATTCCCTAAAATCATTTTCGGTTAAATACACTTTTTTAACTGTTGCTAAAAATGCTTCCATTATGATTTTGTTTTTATTTCTTCTATTTCAATTTGAATATCCGTCATTCTTTCTTTTACACTTTCTTCTACTTGATTAATAGTATCCTCCATATCTTGGAATAATTGGGCTTTTTCACTATCACTCAACCAACCATCTTCACCAATACCTTTTGCTTCTGCAGATGCCAATCGTTGACCTATCGTTGCAAGTTTAATTAAGTGGTCATCGTTCTTAACGGATACCTCAATTAAATCTTTTATGATTGGAGCAATAACAGTTGCTTCACCTACGTTCTTAATTAGTTTGCGTAATGATTCAATTAAATCAGAAATGTTTTTCTTTTTATTTAATTGATTTTCGTAAATATCTTTGAAAAGGGATGATAAGTTTTTACCATCAAAAAGTTGAAATTCTGAACCCATAAAATTTATTATTTATACTAATAATTATTTACTAATCAAAAAGTTACCCAATACCAAATAATCCATATCGGAATTTTTAAATGTCCATATTGCTTGTTCGGGTGTATTTACCATTGTATAGTCTTTTAAATTGAATGATGTATTCAATAAAATAGGTGTTCCTGTTATCTTTTCAAACTCCTTTAGTAAATCATAGTAAAGTGGATTATCTTCTCTTTTTACCGTCTGTATTCTTGCCGAATTATCAACATGCGTTACCGATGGTATTGGTGTTTCTGAAATAACTTGTACAACCTGATTCATGTAGGGAACATCCTCTTCTGATTTGAAATATTTTTGATAATCTTCGTGTGTCACCGAAGGGGCAAATGGTCTAAACATTTCTCTCTTTTTGACAACTCTATTGATTCTATCTCTAATATCACGAAGATGTGGATTGCCTAATATAGAACGATTGCCCAATGCTCTTGCACCAAATTCGGTTCTACCCCTAAACCACCCAACTATATTACCATCTTTTATTAATTTTGCAACAGATGAACGTAGTTCCGATTCATCAGAGGTTACTAATATATTTAAATCATCGGTATTACCCAATGCAGTTAGTATTTCCATCTCCGTATATTCTGGACCTGTGAATGGTGATTGATTATCTCCACCAATTACTTTTGGATTACCCAATGTGATATGCCAATGCCACAAGCATGCACCAATTGCGGAACCAGCATCTGATGGTGCAAATGGAATCCAAACATTTTTGAAAGATGTATGTTGTTTTATTTTACCATTGGCAGTTCCATTGTAGGCACAACCACCACCCAATATTACATTTTGACTATTCCAATTACTATTTACCCTATTTAGGATAAAGTAAAATTGTGATTCATACCAAGCTTGCAAAGACGCTGCTAAATCTTTATGGTGTTGCTCGATTGGTTCATCCTTAAATCTGGGAAGAAACCCAATCAAATCTATCAATTTACTACTAAACATATCAGTTTCAGATGTACGATATGTGAAATATTTTTGATGTATGTTTACCAAATCCAAAGTTCTATCATGGAATGTGATTTTATCAAACACATATTCGTATTTCTTTTTATCACCATATGGTGCTAATCCCATTACTTTATATTCACCTTCATTTGGTTTGAATCCCAAATAAGCAGTTAATGCAGAATATACCATCCCCAAAGAATTTGGAAATTTTAAATTTGTAATATTATGAAAATTGTTATCTCGTATGTAACATGCTAAAAGTGTTTCATCCTCACCAACGGCATCAACCGATACTCCTATTGCATCATCAAATGGTGATGTATAGTAAGAAAATGCCAAATGGGATAAATGATGTTTTGTATAAGTTATAATACCATCATATCCGATTGAATTAAGTATATTTTTTATATTTCCTTCCTGTAAGTACCATCTTTGAGTAAACTTATTTCTTCTTCCTTTTCCTAATAAAAAATCCCTCCAATCACCAAATAATTCTTTACGAACTCTATTAAACTTTATTTCCGGAACTTCATACCAACAAACCATATCAACTTCATCTATTGTAATTTGTGCGTAGTTTAGAACCCATTGAATTGCTTTAAATGGAAAAGAACTATCATGCTTGATGCCAGATAGTTTCTCTTCTTCAATTGCTGCTATTACTTTTCCATCAATAACCAATGCTGCTGCGGAATCGTGGTAGAATCCTGATAATCCCAATTGTATCATAATTAAATTTTTATATCGCCGGTTACATCGAACTCACTATAAAGTTCCATTTGCTTTTCTTTCATTTTATTAACAACCTTTGTTATATAGTGGGTGGGGTGTCCTGTCATTTCTCTGATAAGTAAATATAGAGATTTTTTATTAAAATTTTCTATATACTCCGCTCTGCGAAACAATTCTAAAACTGCATCTGCTATTTGCATATCTCTTTTTTTCGGAAAGAAATTTTCCAAATGCTTATCCCAATAAGTTAACATCAATTGATTAAAAACTCTATATTCATCATTACGAACCTCTTCTCTAAAATTATTTTCCTTATCCCAACTTTCGGGTAGATTAGATATTACATCCGTATCCTTATACCTTTTATAATTTGCATTGTTATTTAGAATAAGGTAATTACGAGCAACAATAGTAAAATAAGAAAATGCCTTACCCTTACCTGCTTTGTACATATGAATTTTTTCAATCATAAATGTAACAACCTCACCCATTACATCTTGCGGATCATCATCAAAATAGGTGAATTTCCATTTGTTATATACGATTTCGGCAAGTTTATCAAATGCCGATTTTATTCTTTCTCTATATATCTTATCCTTCACTAATTGATTATCTGTTAAATTATATTCAATTATAGCATCTTCCGTATCTTTTGTAAAATACTGCTTACTTTTTGGTTTTCTAGGCATTATTTTGGAATTTTTTATATCTTTCGATGGTTTCTTTTATTTGGTAAAATATAGAACCTACATCATCATCCTTCTCAAACATTTGACGCTGGTCAATTTGTCTTAATGCTTCCAGTAATGCTTCGTTTCTTTTTGTTTCTGCTTTTATAAAATCTTCAAAATTTTCGATACTATCTTCGTATTTTTCTAATTTTCTTAATAAATTAATTGATGCCCAACCGGTTCCAACTAATACTACAAATAAAAATATTATTATAATTTCCATAATTAAACTATTTCATATCCTTGTAAAAAATATTCGTTTGCTTTTTTGTATTTAACTTCAATCATATCACCATCTGGAGATTTCATGACAACTTTATCATTTCTACCATACGATTGTGATTTAACTATAGTTGTACTATAAACTCTATCTCTAATTGTAAATCCATCCAAATGGTCTATTTCATGTTGTACTATAACATTCATCATTGTTTCTTTTGAAATCTGCTCGCCAGCCTTATCTCCATCTGGATTTATTTCAAAGGTTAGCTCTCCCAAATTATCCGTATCTACAACTACTTTACAAGCTCTTATTGTACGAAGTGGTCTTTCAATCGTTCTTGGAATAGATAAACATCCTTCATAAAAAAGAAATCCTTCTTTAGATTTTTCTTTTACTATTGGGTTTACTAAAAATAATTCTTCATCACCAAATTTTATAAAACAAGCTCTTTTTTTAATACCCAATTGGGTAGCAGATATTCCTAATCCAGGATATTGCTGCAATCCCAATTCTAATTGCTGCCTTAATTCATCTGCTTCATCTTGTGTCATCTCTGTTTTTGGACATGGGGTTTTGAGATATTCTCTGAATTCTTTAGTTTCAAATCCATTTCCATTTTTTTCAATTACTAATTTCATTTTTCTTTTTTTAATCCGTATTTTATAAATTTATACCAAATTCTTTCATGTAGAAAGTAAATTATTGGTTTTATTATTAATTCCCCCAATCCTACCATTCCTGCCCATTTTATAGGAAGGCCGGCAAATAGAGTGAGAATAATTGTTGTTATAGTTCCAATAAATCTATAACTTACACTTTTAGCTATGTGTCGTTTTACCTCTGGCATCTATTTCTCCTTTTCTAATTTTAGTTCCACTTATTTCTGCAATCTCTGCTGGCGGTTCATGATACACAACATCATAACCAACCCCTCTACCATAGTTTACACTTTCAACATCAGGAATAATTGAAACAAATAATTTATCCCAGTTATTTTGAAAGAATGGTTCATTTTGAAGCATTTTTAAAACTTCATTAGCCGATTTTGGATTGTTTTCATCTACTTCTACATCTCTAATCGCCACCCAAACATTTTTTCCTTTATCCAATTGCTGACGTATTAACCATTCGTGTCCTGCGTGCCAATTTTGCCATCTTCCGATGTATAATGCGTATTTTTTCATTTTTTAAATTTAATTTATAATGTATATGCTTCTACTGATTTTAATCCACTATATTCGCACATATTTTGTTTACCGATAAATGGTAATATTGCTAATTCCTTTGCTTTTGCTTCAACCATAATATCCACATCCAATTCGTATGTATTGGGGAGGGAATTAATATACAATGAGTGAGCTTGTGGTTTTTCTTTTGGGTTGTTTTCATGTAATCGTTTTGATTCGGAATAGTGAACTTCTTGTGTAATTCCAATTGGCCAGGTTGTTGCTGCTAACTTAAGTGCCTGTTCTTCTGAAAGGTCGCCAGTACAAAATTGGTGGTGGTGGTAATCAAATACAATTGGAATACCGGTCTTTTTGTGAATATACATCAAATCCTTTACTGAATACATAGAACCCTTATCATCATTCTCAATTGTAAGCCGTTTTTTAACCGAATTAGAACATCTTTTGAAATTGGCGATAAATCTATCCATTGCACTCTGTTTATCTCCGTAAACCCCATTACAATGAATATTAATGTTATTGTATGGTGTTTTAGATAACCCCATCATATCAAATATCTTACCATGTAGTTCCAAATCTGCTATCGTATTACTAACAACCGTTTCATTTGGTGAAGTAAGTACACAAAATGGGCCTGGATGGGAATTTATACGCATATTCCAAAATTTAGCGTAATCACCGGCTTTTTTTAGTTCTGCTTTAATTTCTTTGTAATCTTTTAATTGAGTTAAATCAATATGGTCACCCCATGGGATGATTGCTGATGATAATCGGAAAAAATAGATACCATTTAATCTATTCCATTCCAAAATCTTAATAATATCGGCTGAATTTTTAAGGGCAAGTTCAGAAACATAATCCAAACCCTTCGCATTAAAAGTTTTTTTAATCATAGCACGATTTGTTGTAACGTGCTTACCCATTGTCATATTAATACATGCATATCCTATCTTCATAGATACCAATATACAAAAAATAATCTAAACTACCAAATTTTAATAAATTTTGATATTATCATCTTGCGATTTTATTCTATTTAGTTCTCTAACTGTGCCATTCTTATTTGACATCCAGTATTGAACTGCTTTTGAATTATTTATCCACAATTTTGTATTATTCCATGGGAAATCCGGGTGCATAAACTCTTCCCATTTTAAATTAAGAGCAGGTTCTTCGGGTGTTGGAATATTTTCCACTATAACGGAGTTTTCTTCCTCTTTTGGTAAATTTTTTCCACTATCTTCTTCATTTTCGAAAATATTTTCCACTATATCCTCTTTTTTATCACCATATAGTTCGTAATCTTTGTACTTTGCAATTGTATCGGATATTCCACCGTCATCAATGATAACATCAATACCATCTTCTTGTTTACGTTTTATAACCAATCCGTTGAAAGCAATAATAAGTGCTACTGCTAATGGATCAAACACTATTACAATCAAAAATATGAAAAATTTTACAACATTTTTTAATTCTACACCAAATGCTTCAGCAACGAAACGAAATCCACCTACCTCTTTCTCTAAATCCAAATTTTGTAGTTTGATATCATTTATTTTTTCAGTATTTTTAGCGTTTTCATCTTGTAATTTCGATACTTTATCATTGATTTTATCAATTTCTTTATCTCTGTTATCAATTGAACGAATGAGACGGGAGTTTACCTTACCACCATCAATTAATTTACCCGAATTCTGCTGTAAAACAGATATTTGTTCGGTAAATTGTATAATTTGTTGCTCATTTGTGGTAATTCGTGTTTGGTATACCGCAATTTCCCTATCTACTACTTGTAATTTTAGGGATTGGGCCTGGAAAGCATTTGATAGATATCCAAAAATACCGGCAGATGTAATTAACATCAATACTGCAACGGAAATTGTTAGATACCACTTATTGAATCCACCAATATCATTCCATTTTTGTTTAAGATAAGTTGCTGCAACTAATTTTGCAAGTTCTAATGCGGATGCCATTATCATCACCGAAAGTGATGCACCGGCAAATAACACCCCAAGTCCTGTTACGGAGAAGTATGCCGCACAACCTGCTATAATTAGTGCGGAAATTCCCACTAAAAATTTAAGCCAATTCATAATATAATTTTATCTATTAATTGAAACTAACTCCGATACTCTCTCTACTATTTTTCTTGCATCTTCAATAGTAGTTGAAACCTCCGATGGAGTCAATTGCTGTGCACCCATTGCTACATTTTGAATTATTTTCAATTTGCCATCAAGTGCAACCAATAATGTTTGTATTTTTTCATCGTATATCATAGACATAAATATTTTATTTTAATAAAAAAAGGTAAGAGTAAATCTTACCTTTATTAAATATACAATAAATAACCGATTTTTCCAAATTTTTGAACGCGCATTTAGATATTTATACTTATGAAAACCCTACTACAGTCCATTAACACAGATGAACTTTTAGATATAGATTATTATATAGAAGCCATACAAAAGTTAATAAATCTATTACATATCATATCTCAAGATCCTATTGCTAAAATTGCAGTTGGTATTGTTCTTTTTATAACAATTTTAAGAATAATACTTAAATACCGAAAGAATTAAGATACCTTTAAATTTAATTTTTTAGGTTTAGATTCTTCTTTTCTTTCTACAACGATTGTCAAAATACCATTTTTGACTTCTGCTTTTGCATTTCTACCATCCAAATCTTTACCTAAAGTAATTCTCTCATCTATATTTGCAATAAGTTGATTAAACGGTACTTTTTCTTCACCTTTTTTTGCTTTAACTTCAATCTTATCTTCATAGCAAGATATTTCAATGTTATTTGGGTCATGCCCCAATACCGATAAGGCAATGTGGGCTTTATCATCTACAATATCTACTGCGAATTTAGATGGTACATAGGTTGTTGAATGATTTTTCCAAGTAATTCTGTCATCAAAAAGAGAATCTACTAGTTTGTCAAAGTTTGTGTAATACATAGTTTTTAATTTTTTAGTTAAACAATATACACATAATATTCAACTATCATACCAATCCAAATTTTATGTAATAATGTCATTACATTTTGACATCTTGTCTTTCAATTATAGTAGACATGTGGTCTGCCCAATGCATTATGAACTGAAGTTTGTATCTCAATTGCTTTTTGATATCATGTCCTTTTAGGTATTTCTGATTATCCTCATCATACATACCATCGGTCAGTTTAATAGCAAAATACTCCTTCTCATTATAGGTAACACCATACTCATTGAGTGTGAAGAATGTTCTATCGGTTAGAGTCATATAAGAAATTTTATCATTTCTTTTAAACACATGTCCTCTTTTAATTTCCCAATCGGAATCATTTGGTAAATAATGCATTTCACCTGCAATACCCAATTTACCCAAATCATGATGTAAACAGGCAAATACCAATTCTTCATCTGTAAAATCAATTTCACCTCCTGCATTAATAAACATTTCTTTCATTCTTAATGCATTCTTTGTAACATTAAAGATGTGGTCTATATAACCACCAATATATGCATTGTGATATTGAACTGCGCCGGATGCCGGTGATAGGGTTAAACTTATTCCTAATTCTTTTTCGGAATACATATACAATAACTTATCAAGTCTTTCACCTTTGAAATACTTTTTAAGGATAGCAATAAATTTTTCGTAATTTGCCTGTAATTCGGCTTCTGTTTTTTGTTTCATATTTTAAAGTTTATATTACTCTAATATACGATTTTTTTTTGAATTTATCAAATAAATCATCTTCATTATATTCGGCAGTTTTTCTGTATCTGTTTTTGTTTGATAATACATCGGTATATTTGAAATCATTAACTTTTAAAAGTTCCTTTAACTCATTAATAACACATTTGGTTTCATATATTCCTTCGTATGTTATTTGATTTACATTTAATAATTTTAGAAATTCTTTATCTTTTTCAATATTTACAATACGTTTTTGAATTCCTTTATTTCTTTTTTCTAACCAACCATCCGTTATTCTATATTTGGTTTCACCCCACATTTCATTTTCATCTGCCCACGCTTTACTGATGGCTTGGTTCAATGTATTATCTCTTGTTAATACAAAAATAATATCCCAATTAAGGGATATTAAATGATTAATACTTTTTATTCTGCCATCCCAAAACCATTCTCCTGTATTGTTTTCAAATATCAATTTAACTACTATATTATCCGCATCAAAAATATCATTTATATTATGATTTGTGATATTAAATGGTTCATTTATCCATTTGAAATTGAGTTCACTACTTAACCATCTAGAAAAAACCGTACTACCTGTTCTAGGTTGTGCTATTATTAATATTCTCATTTAATTTATTAGTTTTGAACTACTAAATTTTTTTTAGTTAAGATATTATATAGGATTTCAACTTCTTCTTCGGACATTAATTCAGGCAAATCATCATCAAATAATCTCATTGTAAATATTCGATTACCTTTTTCATCTTCAAACTCATCGGATTCCGAACTAAATAATGCCGGTACGGATTCTATATCCATAAGTTCTTCTTCACCAACATCTATTAAAGGAATGATATAGTAAAAGTAATTATCTTCTTCATCGGTTACTTCTATTCTATGACACTTCCACTTTTCAAAACTAGCCTCTGTTATTTGCGTCTCGGGTACTATAATCATAACTAAATAAGTGTTTTTTTAAAATTTTCAATAGGCTTTAATGTAAACCAACTTACCAATGAGTACCGTGTTCCACCGGTAACTGTATTAACTCTATGCCGTATATTTGATAAAAATACAAATAAATTTCCTTTTCCACATTCAAATGTTATAATATCATCATCCTCATTTTTTTGCATTTGTAATTCACCTCCCGTATACGAATTATTTAATTGAATTACTATTGAGCAATATCTTTTGGCCATATACCCATCATCGATTGAGTCAACATGCCAGTTATAATATTCACCTTTTTCGTATTTTGTAAATTGATATGGTTGATTATCAAAATTAATTTCATGTCCTTTAACATTCATATAGCCGGGCAATTGTTTCAATAACCTCTGTTTTATAAATGGGAATACGGAATCATAATTTGTTATAGATACCGATGACTTTCTCATTTTTTCATTATATATTGCCTCTGTACCAACCAACGCTTTAGTTAAATTTAAATTTTTTGTTGAATACCCAATTATCTCATCACATTCGGATTCGGTAAGGAGATTTTTTATTGTAAAATTTTCTACCATAACTTATTATTTAATTTATATTATAATATCCTATATTTTTTATTATATCAATAATTGTAAAATTCCAATCCTCAACTTCTACTTTAATTTTGTTACAACGGGTTAGTATGTGTTCTGTAACTTTTTTGTAAAACCAATACGCAGCATAGCCAGGTCTTTTTTCTTTTTTTGTTACAAATAGATTATAACCAAAGTATGTATCATCATCGGTTTGTTTGAAAAAGACATATCCAATTGGGTTACTTTTAAAGTATAAAATAAATAACTTTTCACCATTTAAAATTCTATTCGCGACATCGACAATATTAAACATTTCATCCCAACTATATTCTTTATTGAAATGGGTAATTAAAGTATCCATATCCTCCTTTATAATATTACTAAATTCAGAATAATTACTTATTTCTTTTATATTAAATTGAGAATGAATTAATTTGTTATTTTTATTTATTTCAAATTTTAACATCTTATAATATGTTTCTATTTTTTTTATTTTTAGTAGAATCCAATCCAGTGATTACCATATCTAATAGTGAATTTTCATTATAGATTTTTTCCATAAATTTTTCATTAACTTTATATACCCAATCTTTACATAGTTTGTAATTTGTTTCATAATTTTCCATAAATTCTTTAACAAATTCTTTAAACTTATTTTGATTTCCTTTATAAATAACCGCTTCACTATAGAATGGATGATTTTCAATTCCGGTTATTTCTCTTAAAATATCATATGGATAGGTATGCGTTGATATGAATGGTATTTTTGCAAGAATAAATCCATATGTTTTTTCGGACAAATAATTTGACACATAATCGTTTGATAAATAATCCCATGATTCAGATAAAATATGCATTTTTGCCATTGGTAGTATTCTCATCATATATTCTAAATAATGTTCTACATTTTGTATATATGAAATATCATCCCAATTATCGGTTCCCCATTTATTTAAATGTACATTATTTACATTGAATAATCTGGCTTTATTTACTTTATAATCCGCATTTATACAATTATCGGTTCTACTTAAGAATATTCTTGAATCATTTAATGAATCTAATTCTTCCATCAGTATCACACGATTAAGTTTATGATTTCTCATTGAGAAACATAATTTGTATGGTGGATTGATTTTATCAAAAATATTACCAAATTCATAATACCACCGAATTGATAGTAGTTCGTTCCATTGAAATATGGTATTTGTAAAAATAAAATTATGATTTGGGTATTGGACCGATTCTACAATTTTATTAAGAAAAAAATTATCACTAAAAATATAATGATTTTTTAATCTTCTTATTTGATACTCCATATCTTTGACAGGATCAAATCGTATAAATTCGGAATCAATGAAACTTTTTTCTGTTCTCATTAATATAACTAACCATCCACTTCTATTTTCCAAATTATCTGCAATCCATTTCATTATAGGAATATCGTTGACGCCAAACGGGCCGCCACCCCTGTGTGCAGTTTCACCATGTTGTTTATTAATACAATCTATTTTGTAGTATTCACTACATTGGAACATCTGATAGTTTATTGATAAAAAATCAATTATGTGATATCCATCGGTTGCATCATTTAATTCAGGATTAAAAACTAATTCAATATTTTTTTCGTTGTATGTACATTGAACTATTCCAATATTATTAGAAATATTTAATTTTACATTTTTTGTATTTGCAAATAATTTTAAAAATAATGACCTTGAATATAAATGGTGTATATAAAATTTTATCATTAAAATATTTTTTTTATATGATATTGCTTTTCAAACTTATTCCAAACCCAATCTTTTAATTTTTGATCTTCAATTATATTGATTCCTATTTTTTTGTAATTTGTTTGATTTTCTTTTTCAATTCTAATGGGTTCATTATATTTTTCTGAAATAAAATTTTCTAATTTATATAATTCATTTATATCAAATTCGTATGTTGGTTTGTATCCACTCTTCCAATGTTCTTGCGATAGAATTACTGTAAAATTTGTGTACATATCATCTGTTACTAAATTATTTAGTAATATAGATTTGTTATAATTACTGGAATAATTTTCTATTAATGGTTTTATTAATAAATTTTTTAATTTTTTATGAAATTCGACTATCCTATGTTTAGAATATGGTAATTGTAGTATTATATCAATGACTTCATCTGTAAAATGTTTATATATAAATTCATTCGTTATTACATTGGGTGTGTAATATATACCATAAGCCGTCGGAATCCACCACCCGAACAAATAATGAAAACAACTTATAAATCGTTTAAAGAAATCTCTTTTTATTACGATTGTATTTACTTTTTGATTTAAAAAGGTATATATTTCAGATATTGATATGTGCCCATGTATTTTTATTTTTGAAAAATAATCGTTATTATTTATGAAATCAGGAAACTTTAGCCCACCTATAATTTCATTATTTGTTGGAACAATGAATGTAGGTTCTATTTTTAGATTTGTTTTTTCTAAAGCACTATGTATTGATATACTTGCACATTTTGGAGTTGAAACAAATACAATTTCATTTTCAATTAATATCATAACTAAATGTACAAAAAATAAATGATTTTACAAAAAAGTTTTTTTGCTTTTGAGTGTTGCATTAAATAATGCATCATCAACTTCTTTCCATTTTTTTAAAGGACATTCATTATGCTCTCTTGTGAATATTTTCTTTTTTAAAGGACAACCGCATGCATTACAAAATGGTTCACCTGTTATATCTCGCTTTTCTCTAAACTCCGGACATTGTATGCATACGTTCCACCGAGCTTCGGCCAAATCTTTTTGCTCACTGGTCGGACTTGCTGCAGTAATCCACGCATCAGTTATTGTAATTATTTTTGCTGGATCTTTGACTATCGAGCTGATAATTTTTTTTATACCCAAATTCATAACATATTATTTAGTATTTAGTTACATATGTTTAGTTTTCAATGCTACTATAAATTGATTAACTATAGTATTCATTGCACTTTTTTTTATTGGTTCTTCTACTTTTTTTCTTCTTCTTTTGGTTTGATCAGAAGATGTCCAAATTTTGTTTTTATTTATTTCAGTTCCCATATGATTAATTTATTTTTTTAAATTCTACATCTATTTTGTAATAATCAACAACTAACAATCCATTATCATCATGGGATAGTGCGTTTTCAAATTTAGTCCCAATTAGTTCATTACCAATTACACCTTCATATACCCCATCTTCATCTTTATAATTGAATTGATATATGTTGATTCCCATATTAGATACCCCAACTAATTTTATATTTTCTTTATAAGCTATATCGGATTTGTTGACGTTACAAAACCCCCCAGTTAAGCACGTAGCGACTCCGGAAAGAGGTCCCTGCGTTGGTGGTCCTGGACTACAACTTCCGAACCCAGAGGAACACGCGTTGACGAAATTGAATGCTGCGGCTGAACAAGATGGATATACACCACCACATCTACAACATCGAAGATTTGTATCATAGAAATAGGCCCCTCCACCACACTCACTACAATATATGCATGGTGCGGTAACTTCTTTACAATTGAAAGTATAATTGTGCGTAAGTAATCCATATCGATTACCCACTTCTTCTGCAGTTAGAAATAAATCCAATTGTTCAAAATTTACAGTATATACTTCAACTTTATCGTATGTGTATGTTATATTTTCTATCTGCCTTTCTATTAGTGAATTTGTTTCAGAATCAAATAATATTAATGTATCATTTGGTTGCAATGAATCGTATTGTGCAAATTTAACAACATAGTTAATTTGATTTGCATCTTCTAATTCTTTTTTTAGAATTACGGCATGCGATACATCACTAAACTTTATTCCACCAGAACATTCTATATTAATTAAAAATCCGGTCCAATCCGTAGTAGTAACCATATCGGTTAATGCGGAGGAACTTACCTCAAAATTGGCCATTAAATTCGTATATGAGCCCGACCATTCAATTACACTATAAGTTTGTTCATCCATTGGCAAATCCGGTATCGTAATTGATTTTACTCTATCGTTTAATGTTAAAGATGATAATAAGGTCAATCCAGTATCAGGTAAAAATACTTTTGTTGTTGAATCGGCCGATAATTTTGGTTCTTTTTCATTATTATTGTATTTGTAAATATATTTAGGTCTTTCCCAAAATGGAAGTTGATTTGTATCATCGTAATCACATACCATATCCAATTCGAATGCATTTGAAAATTGAACATTCCAAAGGTTTAATGTATCCAACTCTGAACCATAGATTAAATCGACACTTCTATAATGTGTCAATCTACCATCCAATAAATCCGAATCGTTTAAAACATATTCTTGTATATATTCATCGTATGATATATCAGTTTTTAATTGATTTAATTCTTGTATAGAATTTATTTTATATAATTTTGGGTAAATGTGATTATCCGTTGGTGTTATTCTTTTTTTAACTACATAATTTGGATGATTACCATTATCTCTAACAGTATCTCCCAATGAATCAAACCCCAATTCTGCATCATTTATATATGTTTTAGGTATGGATGTTGGATTTGAATCGTACATTAATTTAAGAAATTCCCAATTATCCCTTGCATATGTATCATCTATTAATGCAGTTACATCGTATGATATCCTAATAATTAGTTTATTTGGTGTATCTTCTATATATGGAACTGTAACCGAATTATTATCCAATACAATGTTATTAAAAGTAATTCCACGATTTTGGCAGTAATGTTCTAATAATTGTCTTAAATTAGGATTTGGTAAGCCGGCCGAATTTGCAATAGATTCTGCGGAATCAGGAGTTAAATCTATTTCCGGTTGATAACCAGCTGCTAAAACTTTTTTATTAATGAAATGTATTTCATTAATTGTACTTCCTGATACTATTTGATCCAATATATTTACATCAAAATAATACTTTAAACTAACACCCGGATGTATATTTGTGTTGGTTTCTATTGCTTTAAAGGAACCATCGGTATCTCTTACAAAATCTGTTCCGATTATTACTGCTCTCATTTATTTTAATTTGTTTATTATAAGTAGTGTTTTTTTACAATTTTCATACATCTCCAATTGGATAAACTTACTATAAATATAATCCATTAGAGGTTTATATTCATCTCTTTTTATAGTAACGTATGCTTTGATTTTTTTGAATTTAAATAGGATTATTTCCTTTGTAGATTTGTTTCCTTTAAAATTATCTATTATATCTACTATCTTTTCTAAATCCCGAACAGGGACTTTGTGTATATGTTCTTTCCAATCCAATTTAACATAACCACTCTCTATCTTATCAAGTACTTTGATATTCATAATTACAAATATACAAAATTATTTTGAATTTGCAAATCCTTTTCGTTTAAATTTATTCCATTTACCACGTATGTGTAGATATTGATTTGTATGAGATTTCAACATCCAATATAGATTTATAAAATGATATGATATCGGTTCTAATAGGATTACAGGTAAAACCCTGCCCAATCCTATACTCTTTCCTTTGAATATTTTACGTTTTGCAAACCAAACCAAAGATAACATTGATATGTAATACATTGATACAATAATGGTAATAGATAACCAAACAAGATTCCACTCAATCGGAATACCCATATAATAATAAATAAATAATTGTATTAAACCAAACAATTCAACCCATATACCAAACACATCAGCAAACCAAAGAAATGGTAACATATAAAACCCAACAAACTTACTACGTTTCCTACTGAACAACATTCTCCAATACTTTATTAGATTCTGTAATCCACCTCTGTACCACCTTAATCTCTGCTTCGTAAGGTCCCTTAAATTTTCAGGTACTTCCGTCCATGCTAAAAATTCGGATATAAATTGTATCTTTCCTCCGTTCTTAATTATATTCATTGTTAACTCCATATCCTCACTTAAAAATCCCTCTTTATAACCACCCAATTCTAAAACAAAACTTCGTTTCATAAAGGAGTATGCACCGGGTAAAACTAATGTTGCATTGTGTTTATCATTTGCTGTTCTCCATAATAGGAAACATCGTATGTATTCTAACCATTGTATTCTTGCTAACCAATTTTTTGGAATAGAATTTGTTTGTATTTTTCCATCTACGATTTTATTTTGATTTGCAACACCAATGAAACATGATACGGCATCGGTATCTTCTCTTAACAATTGGACAGTTCTAGTAATAGCATTTTTAATGAGTATAGTATCAGCATCAACATTTAGTACCCACTCACCTTTAGAAAGATGTAAGCCTGTATTTAATGCCGACCACTTGCCCCTATTTTCTGTTGTTACTACTTTTATATCCCATCCTCTCCACACACCATCTACATATCTTAAATTAAAGGTATCAATTATTTTTTGTAGGGTATTATCGGTTGAACCATCGTTTACAATTATTATCTCTCTGTTTGGATAATCCTGCATTGATATAGAACGAATCGATTCTACAATGGAAACTTCTTCATTATATGCCGGTACTATTATAGATACCATTGGTTTATAGGATTCACCATTAACCACTTCGGGTTCTTTGTATCTAAACCATAATTTAATAGATGTAATGAGATATACTCCCAATATAATAAGGGAATAAAATATATACATACCCGTTGCAAGGTATGCTATGTTTTGCATCAACTCTCCCATATTATTTCAATTTAAATCTATAGGATGCAGTTGAAATAAACCATGTGGTATTATTTGAAAAATATGGTGTAAAATTAGGTACGGATATCATTCCATATTGAAGTCCTACACCAAATGTCCACTTACCAACATAACTATTTATTGTTGTTTGTGAACTAAACCAACTGGTCTTTTGCTTTCCATAGTTAAACTGAATTCCATTCCAATTCGATACATACATTCGATTCTTTAAATCATAATGTAGACCGGAAGTAATCTGATTAAATTTGTTTCCTTTAAAATCGGTTCCGCTTACGGAGGAAAATGTTAATGCTCTCCACTTTTCTTGTGAGAACGAATTGAGACTTGTTAATGCAATGCATAACAAAATTAAATAAACTTTTTTCATTAAGTACGTTTTACTTTAATAAGTATTCCCTCTTAAGAAAATTATTTAATGCCTAAATTCGTTTTCAATATTGATGAATCGTTTTGAATAAATGTACATCCATTTGGTGTCGGTCCTACCCACCAAAGAGGAAGGCAGTTTCCACCAACCGAACCCATTATAGGTCCACTATTTGTACTATAATCACATGGTTTGTAAGTATATAGGAGATTACAATTTGGATCGTATTGTGATTGATGATACAATCCAACCGTATGACCTGCTTCATGTGATATGGCCACTCTAATTCTTAAAAGGTTATAGTAAAGTAAATTTGAAAATACAAATGCAGGAGTATCATCACCCCAAAACATAGAACCTACATATGCAACTCCAGCAACCCCTGGATATATTTCCGATGATGTAGTAACCACCATTCTCATTCTTTTTGCAGAACTTGCTCTTAAATAAACGGTTGTATCAGTAGTAACTATAATATTGAATCTTCTGAAATCTTTAGAAACACTATCCAATATCGTTTGAATATCGGACGGGTATAATCCGGCCGGGAGACACTGATACGGTGTTCCATAATTCCACATTGGACTATTTAAATAATATCCATCAAAATCTAATAATAATACGGAAGATGTAGTTGGTTCATTTCCATATGGATACGGGTCACAAACATCACCTATCCCATCACCATCGGAATCTTTTTGATCCGGATTTTTTACTTTTGGACAATTATCTTGAGTATCTGAAATACCATCCCTATCTGAATCTTTTGGTCGGGTTCCACCACCAACTCTAGCCATTTCAAATTCTTCACGATTAAGAAATGGGTTTTTATTTAATTCACCAAAATCACAAACTTCTACCCTGTTTGTTTTGATTGGATATGATTCTTTTCTGCAAGTAGCAATGAATAGTGTTAGGACTCCTAAACTTAATAAGATTACGTTTTTCATCTGTATTGGTTGTTTGATTAATTAAAACGTAACCAATTTAGATAGGGTAAGGAGTACGGATATAAATATTAAAAAATACCAAAAGGGCGGGGGTTGGGGGACCGGTCGTTTTTTAGAGAAATTTTTTGGATTAGGATTTGATAGTATCCTCTTATTTGCTACCACAGCAACACCGATTGCGTATTCCGTATCTTTTCACCCACCATATGAAAAACCCTACACCCAATCCCAAACCGACACAAATAGAGACCAGGGCAAGAATTGGAACGATTAGTAGAGAAGCCATAAAGTTGTATATCCAATGTATCGGTTTCATACCATTCAGTTTATCCACCCGTAGTGAGTGGTGTTGGAAGAATCTCTCCTAATTCGGAGTATTTAATAACAACTTGTGTCTTAACGTCATCTTCGGTAGTACCCGTTTCCGTAGGAGGGAGTGCTACCTTTGTTATTTCGGAGTATCCCGTAGCG